TATTCACGCTGCGGAAAAGCTTTTGATCAGACATTTCGTAGACGAGGGGCATGAATTGCTTAACATTCAAGGCATCAAACTTCGCCTGCAAACATTGCGTAACGAGCGCCCTGCAGACCTAAAAAAGCTCCTACCCGTTCGGACGCAAGTTGAGGCTTAGCATTCCCCAGGTGGCCGCACGTCGCCCCCCCTAGCTCCGCGTATTGGCGCGCCTACGTATTAGCCAAGATTGTCCGTCTGCGCGAATGATTGCGATGTACTCGTGCACTCCTACATCGCCACTGTGTCGCGGTGATACGAATCGAATTGGCAGCATGCAGGCATGTCCCGCCTCGCTGAATCCGCATGAGCACGTTCGGTTACACCGCGGTCGACCTGTCGCGTCTGCCCGCCCCTGATGTCGTTGAGCCGCTCGACTTCGAGAGCATCTTCGGCGCCATGCTCGCCAAGTTGCGCAGCCTCGACGACACTTTCACCGCCTTGGTCGAATCCGACCCGGCCTACAAGGTGCTTCAAGTCGCGGCTTATCGGGAGCTTCTAATCCGCCAACGCGTCAACGACGCGGCCAAGGCCGTGATGCTGGCCTACGCGCAGAAAGGAGACCTCGATCACCTTGGTGCACTGCTCGGTGTAGGCCGATTGCAGCTGACTCCCGGCGATCCTGATCGTGGGATCGCGCCCACGATGGAAAGCGACGCAGACTATCGCCGCCGCATCACGCTCGCACCCGAGGGTTTCTCCGTCGCGGGACCCGAAGGCGCGTACATCTACCACGCCCTGAGTGCCTCGCCACAGGTGCTCGATGCCAGCGCGACCAGTCCGGAACCCGCCCATGTGGTCGTCACCGTGCTGTCGCGGGACGGGGATGGAACCGCGAGCACCGACCTGTGCGCCGCCGTCGCCACCGCCGTGAGTGCAGACAACGTGCGGCCGATGACGGACGAGGTGACGGTGCAGTCCGCCGCCATCGTTTCCTACCAGGTGAAGGGCGCGATCTTCACCTTCGCCGGACCTGATAGCGCCGTGGTGCTTGCCGAATCCCGCAAGCGGCTGGATGCCTACGTTGCCGAAGCGCACCGGATTGGGCGCGATATCACCATGAGCGGTCTCTACGCCGCCTTGCACTGCGACGGCATTCAGCGCGTGACGCTGACCGAGCCGGCGGGTGACATCGCCATCGACCGCACCCAGGCCTCGTTCTGCACGGCCATCGAGCTGCACTACGGCGGTGTCGATGAGTAGCCTGCTCCCGCCCAACGCCACCGCCGGGGAGCGAGCGCTGGAAGCAGCCATGGCGCGCCTAGGCGATATCCCTGTCCCCTTGCGTGATCTTTGGCATCCGTCCACCTGTCCCGAGGCGCTCTTGCCCTGGCTGGCGTGGGCGCTGTCAATAGATTCGTGGAAGGCGTACTGGCCAATCGAAGTGAAGCGCGCGCGCGTGGCGACGGCGATCGCCATTCAACGGCGCAAGGGCACGATCCAGAGCGTTCGCGAGGTGATCGATAGCTTCGGCGGCGCCGTTGAGGTCACCGAATGGTGGCAGCAGACGCCCAAGGGGACGCCCCACACCTTCCACCTGTTGCTCACCTTGGCCGGGCAAGGCGGCGAGCTGGCCACCGCCGAGTACGTCGACGACGTCATCGCCGAGATCCAGCGCACCAAGCCTGTGCGCAGCCATTTCACCTTCACCCAGGGCGTCAACCTCACCTCGACCGTGGGTCTTATCGCCTACGCACGTCCACTCACCTACGCCCGCCTCTCGCTCGTCGCCAACCCGGAATCCGCCTGACCATGCCGTCCCCTGCACTTAAACTCATCGTCACCCAGGCGGGCCGCGCGGCCCTGGTGGCACCGGACCATGCGGGCACTGTCGCCGTGACCATCGCAAGCATCGGCGTGACCGCCACCGTGTTCGCGCCGGACCCCACGCAGACGACGTTGCCCGGGGAGATCAAGCGGCTGACGACCTTTAGCGGCGGCGCCACTGCGGCGGACACGCTGCACATCACGATCCGCGATCTGTCCGCCGACAGCTATAGCGTGCGAGGTATCGGCCTGTACCTGCAGAATGGCACGCTGTTCGCGGTGTTCGGCCAAGCCGCGGTGCTGGTGGAGAAAAGTAGCCAGGCCGGCATGCTGATCGCTGCCGATACAATCTTGGCGGACATCGCGGCGAGCAGCGTCGTGTTTGGCGATACCAACTTCCAGCTCAATCTGGCGACGACGGACACGCCGGGTATCACGCGCCTGGCCAGCGACCCTGAGACGATCGCCGGCAGCGAGGCACGCAGTGCGGTCACGCCCAAGGGCCTGCTCGCGGCACTTAATGATCGCCTCGGATCATCGGCGCCGACGGCGTTCGCGAAGAAGCTGATCGCCGCGGCGAGGGAGGCGGATGTCCTCACCTTGCTGGGCCTCAAGTCGGCCGCACTCAAAGACGAGGGCTCGGGCAACGGCCTGGACGCGGACTTGCTGGATGGCAAGGAAGGGGCGTTCTATCTCAGCGCGCGGACCCGCTATCTCCCCGGCCAGATCATCGTGTATGCGGGCGCTGCCGCGCCCAGCGGCACGTTGCTCTGCAACGGTGTGGCGGTCTCGCGCACGACCTACGCCGATTTGTTCACCGCGATCGGCACGATCTACGGCAAGGGTGATGGCGTCACCACCTTCAACGTGCCGAAGTTTGCCGCCGGCACCACGGTGGTGGCCGCGGAGACCGCCGAGACCGTCGGCGTCAGCGTGTCCGGCGCGGTGATCGCCCACACCCATGGCGGCAGCATTGCCAGTGGCGGTGCGCATGCCCATGGAGGATCCACCGGTGGCGCCGGTGCGCATGGTCACGGCGCCTCGAGCTCGGCAGTGGGCGATCACGCCCATAGCGGCTGGACCGACCAGCAAGGCTGGCATGGCCACACCGGTGGCACCTCGGGAGGCGGCGAGCATACCCACCCCCAGGATGGCCGGACGACCTATCCGGGCTACGGCAACAACCGTATCGGCTACCAGGGCGCCAATCAGAGCTGGATGCAGTACGACGGGGGTACCACCGGCGTCGCAGGCGGCCATGCCCATAGCTTTTCGACCGACGGCAACGGGACGCACGGCCACAACGTCGGTATCGGCGGTGCCGGCGCGCACGCGCATGACATCACCATCGGTGGCACGGGCGATCACGCGCATGCCGTGACGATCAACCCGGCGGGCGACCACAGCCATGGTCTGACCATCAGCAGCACCGGCGGCGCGGTCAACCTCGCGGCCGGCGTGAGCATGCTTTTCTGCATTGCGTACTAAGGAACCTTATGGAACGTTCGACTCCTCCGCTTCGTATGGGTTCTCTCGGTGGCCGGCCATGCACTTTGTTGTGGCGCAAGGCGTCGGGCGACCTGGTCGGCGTGGATCTGCCGCCCGGCGATCCGGTGCCTTCCGACTTGACCGCGCTACCACCGACCATTCATCCGGTGGGCAGCTTCACGCGCGATGTGTGGGATGAAGCCCAGGGGCAATGGACGCCGTGCTGCGACTACACCGGCGTGCCCACCTACGGCAAAGCCTCCGGTGCCCTGGGGCGCCCTTTGCTGCTAGGAGAGACGTTGCCGGACAGCGTCACGCTGCAACCGCCGCCACGCGAGACGGCAGGGTCGTTTCGCTGGAACGACGGCGACGCCCGCTGGGAGCCCGTCATCGCGGTGCCGGAGGATCCGGCGCCCGCGCACGAGGAATAGTGTAGAAGTCCACTGGTACACATGCCCTGCATGGCATCCGCGGCTTCATGGCCGGCAGCATGCGGGGCATGGATCGCACGACCGAACTCGCCCGTCTTCTGGAAAACATCCTGCGCTACGGCGTGGTCGCCTCCGTCGATCACGCCGCTCAGCGTTGCACGGTGAAAACCGGTCAGCTGCTGACCGCTCCTCTCAAATGGATCACGCTGCGCGCCGGCACGGCACGTACCCGCTGGGCACCGAGCCCTGGTGAGCAAGTCCTGCTGCTCAACCCCGGCGGCGATACCACCCGCGGCTGCGTGCTGCCCGCGCTGTTCTCCGACGCTGCTCCGGCACCCGACGCCGGTCCGAACGCGAACATCACGCTCTATCCAGACGGTGCGTCGATCGCTTACGACCCGAATACGCACGTACTGACCGCCACGCTCCCTGCCAGCGGCAAGGCCGACGTGACGGCGCCGGCTGGCATCTCCATCCGTGGCGACGTGCACATCGACGGCAAACTGCATGTCAGCGACGACGTCACCGCCGACACGACGGTCACCGCGGCGACGGACATCGTAGCGGCCGGCGTTAGCCTCACGAAGCATCCGCACGACCAGGTGATGCGTGGTGCTGATCGGTCCGGCCCGCCGGCGGCCAACTGACCATGCGCGGGATGGATGCCCAGTCCGGCAAGCCGCTGACCGACACCGCGCACCTGGTCCAGTCGATCGGCGACATCCTGACCACGCCGGTCGGCTCGCGCGTCATGCGTCGCGATTACGGGTCCTTGCTGCCCCGCCTGATCGACCAGCCATTTAACGCCGCCACCCGGATCCGCCTGGTGGCGGCGATTGCCACCGCGCTCATGCGCTGGGAACCGCGCCTGCAGATCACCCGGATCACCGTCGACCTCGGTCCCGCACCGGGCGCCGTCGTGGTGACGCTCGACGGCGCGCGCACCGACACCCCCACGGCCGTCGTTGGCCGCCTCACCGTTCCGCTCTCCCTCCCCTGACCGCCATCCGCGAGGTTTCTCATGGCCACCGATTACCACCACGGCGTTCGCGTCGTCGAAATCACCGCCGGCAGCCGGGTGCTGCGTACCGTATCCACGGCCGTCATTGGGCTGGTCGCCACTGGCGAGGATGCTGACGCGGCCACGTTCCCGCTCAACAAGGCGGTGTTGCTCACCGATGTGACCTCGGCCATCGGCAAAGCCGGCACTGCGGCCCAAGGCACGCTGTTTCAAAGCCTGACCGCGATCGACGCGCAAGCCCGCCCGTTCGTGGTGGTGGTGCGCGTCGCCAAGGGCAAAGACGAAGCCGAAACGAACTCCAATGTCATCGGTGGCACCGATGCGAACGGCCGATTGACCGGTGCCCAGGCGCTGTTGGCAGCGCAAGCGAGCCTGGGCGTCAAACCGCGCATCCTCGGGGCGCCGGGCCTGGATACGCAGCCGGTCGCGGTGGCCCTGGCCAACCTGGCGCAGAAGCTGCGCGGCGTCGCGTACCTCAACGCGCACGGCTTTACCAAGGCGAGCGAGGTGGTGGCCTACAAGGCGACGTTCAGTCAGCGCGAAGTGATGCTGATCTGGCCGAACTTCACCGCCTGGGATACCGCAGCCAACGCCACCGTCGAGGTGCCATCGGCCGCCTATGCGCTGGGCCTACGCGCGGCGATCGACGAAGCGCAAGGCTGGCACAAGACGCTTTCCAACGTCGCGGTCAATGGCGTCACCGGCATTAGCGCCGATGTGAGCTGGGATCTGCAGAACCCGGCCACCGATGCCGGCCTCCTCAATCAAGCCAGCATTACCACGCTGGTCAACGCGCAGGGGTTCCGCTTCTGGGGCTCGCGCACCTGCTCGGATGAGCCCAAATTTGCCTTCGAGAGCGCGACGCGTACCGCCCAGGTGTTGGCCGACACCCTGGCGGAGGGTCACCTCTGGGCGGTGGACAAACCGATGCACCCGAGCTTGGTGAAGGACATCCTCGAAGGCATCAATGCCAAGTTCCGCGAGCTCAAGGCGAACGGCTACCTGATCGACGGTACCGCCTGGTATGACGACGCGGTCAACAGTGCCACCACGTTGTCCGACGGCAAGCTCAACCTCGACTACGACTACACGCCGGTGCCGCCGCTCGAGAACCTGATGCTGCGTCAGCGCATCACCGACCGCTACCTCGCCGACTTCGCCACCGCCATCAACGGCTGATCCCGTGCGGCCTCGCTGGAGGTCGCACTCCATATCTATGTCAGGAACCCAGCCCCATGGGATTGCCCCGCAAGCTCAAGAACTTCAACGTCTTCAACGACGGTAACAACTACATCGGCAAGGTCGAGGAAGTGACCCTGCCCAAGCTCAGCCGCAAGATGGAGGAATGGCGCGGTGGCGGCATGGATGGCCCGGTCAGCATTGACCTCGGTCAGGAAGCCATCACGCTGGAATGGACCGGCGGTGGCCTGCTGAAAGAGGCGTTGTCGCAGTACGGCATGACGACGGTCGGCGGCTGTCTGATCCGCTTTGCCGGGGCCTACCAGAGCGACGACACCGGCGCCGTCGATGCGGTAGAGGTGGTGGTGCGCGGCCGGCACAAGGAGCTGGACTTCGGCAGTGCCAAGCCCGGCGACAACACCCAGCACAAGTTCACCACGCCCTGCAGCTACTACAAGCTCAGCATCAACGGCACCGTAAAGATCGAAATCGATCTGCTCAACATGCTTTTCATGGTCGATGGTGTCGACCGCCTGGCCGAGCAGCGCCGCGCCCTCGGCATCTAACCACTCACCACCGATCACCGGCCTCGGGCCCGTAATCGACCTTCGCTACCCACTGGAACGACCACCATGAAGAAGCCCATCCCCACCACCGCGCTCAACACTGTCAGCGTCCAGCTGGATACGCCCCTCGTGCGCGGCGAGCAGACCATTCACACCCTGATCTTGCGCCGCCCCAAGTCCGGGGAGCTGTTCGGCGTCAACCTGTCCGAGCTGGTGCAGCTCAACGTCGGTGCGCTGGTGAAGGTGCTGCCGCGCATCACCGAGCCCACCTTGACCACCCACGACGTGCAGAACCTGGAGC